GAGCCCTTCTTGTCCAGATTCGCAGGCATGCAGAAAAAGGTCTTCAATTTTTCGCCACGAGGGTCTTTCTGATATTTCAGCATCAAAATCTCGCCGACTTTTTCTAACTTTCCAGGGAGCGATAGATTTCTTGCAAGTGTCATCGGGTCACGCATAGACTCGATAGGAATCGTGAAGCCCATCTTGTTCTTCGTGATTTCGTATTCAAAGCAGGAATGCCACGCAATTTTGATGACGCTCGGGTCTTTCATCGCATTGAGAAGTTTCAGCGGCGGTGCTCCCAAGTGAGGAAGCCAGGCTTCAACTTCTTCGTGGTTGAGAGCCCAGCCCAAGCACGAGATTCCCGTGGAAGGATGTCTAACGTAATTATCCAAGCCCACTTCTTTCAGATTCAGAAGCGAGAAGGTTTCGTAGTCAAAGGAACAGGTATGATTGAATCATAGTCTGTTCCCCTTAGTGTGCTCGCACCGCCAAGGTTGACGTGGACGCATAAGTTCCTATTATATCACGATTTGTGGATGACTTCCAGATACTCTGCTACCGAGTAAACTCTCGGTAGTTCCTTCGCGTACCGATTCCACGGCTGGTCTAGTACGTACGCATGCATGCCTTCGACGCTCTTGTTCAATTCTTCTACCATCGGCGAGTAGTCGTCAAGCATGAACTTCAAACCGAGCCCTTTGAATAGGTCAATCTTGTTCTTTGGTTCTGCCACAGGGATGATGGTGCTGTATCCTTGGCGCGGCCAGAGTCCGAAGCGGTTTAGCCACGCCGCAGATTGAACCAACGGAGAATCACCAGTCGTGACGCGCCGAGCAGTGATGAAATAAATCTCGTCGTTAATGTTGTTGGGATAGCAGGCAACGGCTCGTCGCAGTTCTGTGAGCCCAGGCTCGGGTTTTAGACCTTCCCAGAAGTGTGGAGTCACGTCGATGGCTGCCCAGACCCGATTCCATTCTTCTTTCGTTAGGTAGCCTTCGTAGTTCCAATTATCGGGCCGATAGCCTTCGGGAAATTTCCCAGGCCACAACTCGTTACCGACCCGTATAACTTGCCCGCCGAAGTTGGCGAGCACTCCGTCAATGTCGATACCGTATCTCATCGCTAATATGCCTTTCCGCCATGCTTGAACGGGCGGATTTGATTGTAGTTCATCTTCCGAATCACTTCACGTTGAAGGTCAATTCCCAGCGTCTGCGCAAGGTCGCCTAGCCGAATCACAGCGTCTGCAAGCTCGGGTGCAATGCCTTCAGGTTTTCCTTTGTCGCTAAAATAGAGCGGAGGTTTTCCCGCTCGATGTTCTTCAAGGAGATTCCTCAAGCTTTCTTTTGCGTCTTAATCCACTCTGAAACTAAATTTATTGCAGCTTTGTATTGCGCCCACGGCTCGCATTCTGGGTGCTCTGCAAGCTCGGCGGGCACTTTTTGCCAATAGTCAAGGTCATGAACGATACAACCAACGCCAATCTCCGTTAAGCTGTATGGATAGACGACGTACGGGTGACACTGAATCTGAAGCGGGGTTGTTTGAAAATTCACCCCGTAGCCGAGTTTCACCCCGTTGCCGAGTTTCACCCAGTTGCCGAGTTTCACATCGTCGCCGAGTTTCACATCGTCGCCGAGTTTCACATCGTCGCCGAGTTTCACCCATTTGCCGAGTGTCACCCCGTAGCCGAGTTTCACCCCGTTGCCGAGTTTCGCCCCGTTGCCGAGTGTCACCCCGTCGCCGAGTTTCACCCCGTTGCCGAGTTTCACCCCGTCGCCGAGTGTCACCCCGTAGCCGAGTTTCACATCGTCGCCGAGTTTCACCCCGTCGCCGAGTTTCACCCAGTTGCCGAGTGTCACCCCGTAGCCGAGTTTCACCCCGTCGCCGAGTTTCACCCCGTCGCCGAGTGTCACCCAGTTGCCGAGTGTCACCCCGTAGCCGAGTTTCACATCGTCGCCGAGTGTCACCCAGTTGCCGTTTGGAAGCTTGCGCCATCCGCGCTTGTCAGGTTTAATCGCATAAATTTCTTGAATATTCATGATTTTGCTCCTCGCGCCATCGGAGCACCTTCCGCTTCGAGTTCAAGTTGAAGCAATGCAAGTGCTCTCCATGCTAGTTTTGCTGAATGGCGCATACCGTCCGCATCAATGCCGCCGCGTTCAAGAAAGTGCCGTATGATGGTGTCCGCTTGGTCCGTACTCTTTGCGCGAGCCCACCGCAGCGGAGCATCAGGGCCATTGTGCTGCACGTTGCCTTGATACGATACTTTCGCAACTTCGGCGAGAGCCGCGCTAAAGTAATCTAAGACTCCCGTGCCAATTGGAATAGACTTGCGCTCTTTTGCGTCTGAAGGAAGAAGATTATTCGAGATTGGTAATCCACCACCCGCTCCACTCATTTTGCCTCCGTTTTGAACAGTTTAGCACGCAAATCATTTTCAAGTTTAGCAGAAATCTCAGGGTTTGCAACTAGAAACTGGCGAGCGTTGTTGAATCCCTGCCCGATACGCTCGCCTGCGTACGAATACCACGCGCCACTCTTCTCGACGAAGCCTTCGCGCTCACCGAGTCGAATCAAATCAGTCTCGCGCGAGATACCGAAACCGTAGAGAATCTGAACCTCGGCTTCGCGGAACGGGGCGGCGCACTTGTTCTTGACAACTTTGATTCGCGTCTCGGCTCCGACAATGCGCTCACCTTCTTTGATGATTTGAATCTTGCGAATATCCAGCCGCACAGATGCGTAGAACTTTAGAGCCTTGCCGCCCGTGGTAGTCTCAGGATTGCCAAACATCACTCCAATCTTTTCGCGAAGCTGGTTGATGAAGATGAGACACGTCTGTGAAGTGTTTACAACTCCGGTGAGTTTGCGCAGCGCCTGGGACATCATTCTAGCTTGAAGTCCCATAGACGGGTCTCCCATGTCGCCCTCCAACTCAGCTTTCGGCACCAGGGCGGCGACCGAGTCTATCACTACGACGGCAACCTTACCCGATTTAATCAGCGTCTGTGCGATTTCCAGCGCCTGTTCTCCGTTGTCAGGCTGCGACACCAGCAGGTTGTCTACGTCCACGCCCAGTTTACGAGCATACACGGGGTCTAGAGCGTGCTCGGCGTCAATAAACGCGCACTGACCGCCCAGTTTCTGCGCTTCGGCGATAACTTGCAGCGTCAGAGTTGTCTTACCGCCCGATTCGGGTCCGTAAATTTCAATCACTCGCCCGCGCGGGAGTCCGCCGACGCCCAGAGCCTCGTCAAGAGCGATGGATGGAGTCGGAATAACCGACACCGGGGTGAATTTTTTGCTGCCGAGAAGCATCACGGAACCTTTTCCGTGTGCTTTCTCAATCTCGGAGATTGCCGCGTCTAATTCTTTGCTCACAATCTAACCTCCGAACTATTCTTGAATTTCGTTACTCGGCTTCTCCACGAAAATCGGCATCACTGCAGTCTTCGCCCCGTACTCGCGATTTACCAAGAAGCAAACCTGCGACGGCGGCTCGTAGCTTGCCTTGATGGACACCGCGTAAGCGTTGTACCCGATGAGGGCACCGTTGCAAACAAAGTTTCCGCCATCAAATTTCGTGTGGAAGTGCCCGAAGACATCCAAGTCTGCCTTGCGTGCCTTATTCCATTGAGCGATAGCTTTGTTCACGGGAATTGTGATGCCTCCGACGCCGCCCTGATAGTTGATTTGGTGTCCATGGTGGAATCGAACCTCGTACGCCCCTTCAAAGAAGCGGACGTAAGAGTGATAGCCCGCCTGCACGACAAACTTGATTCGCGTTTCAGTGGCGAAGTAGTCTTGGAGCATCAGGTACATGAAGTACTCAAGACTATTGCCGCTTTCCGTGGCGATGCGCTGGTCTTTCGTCATGCGCCCGTGGTTTCCTGAGTGGCACGGCAGAATCAACTGCACATCTTTTGGCGTCTCCGCCAGCACAAACTTGATGCCTGACACAATCATTGAGTAGGCTTTGTAGATGGCTTCGGCAGGAGCCAGCGAGTTCCCTTCCGCCAAGTCTTCGTGAATGCTGCCCGTGATGAAATCGCCGAGCAGTGCGAGCACGATAGTCTTAATGGACGTGTCCCGAGCATGGATTTTGTACCACGCCATCTGTCCGCGCAGAAGCCTGTGGAACCGAGCATCGAATACTTCCAAGTTGTATTCGTTTTTTCCGCTGACTTGTTCGGGGAGCACAGTCTCCTCAAGGTGCCAGTCCGACCAGACAATCACCATCGCGGATTCGCTCTGTCCCGATGCAGGACGAGATTTGATGTCGATGACTTGCGGCTTGGATTGCTTCAGTGCCGTGAAGACTTCGTTTTCAGACTCTAGCGCCAGCACTCTGTCTTGCAGAGTCTTGATTTGCTCATCTTTGCCTTGGCGTTTGTCACGAAGTTTCTCCAAGTCAACTTCAAGACGCTCAGTCGCCGTGAGTGGAGTTTTCTCTAACTCTTTTACGTGAACTTCGGCTTTAATTTGCTTGAGATTTTTTGGCATCGTTTTCCCTTTGAATGGTGGTGACGCTTCCCCAGTATCGGATTGCTCCAATCTTGATGCTCCGTTGGATAGATTCTCGGGCTCCTCGGCACTTGACTAAAGCCTCTGCAGTTAAAAAACCCATTTTTTCCGCTAGTTCCGCAGAGGAAACCACAACATCGTCTGGGAGAGAATCAAGATAAGCGGCAATCCGGACTGCCATTGACTCCGATTCCAAAAGTGGACTTCCGTTCAAACGTTTCAGCATTCAAGCCCTCTCGTTTTATGGATGACCGAGATATATGCGCGCTGCCTCAACGATGAAGCCGCCGAAGAGCATGTACTTGATGCTTCTCCGACGCGCATCCTTCTTGACCTTCGTAATTTCGTCGTTTAACGCCTTCTTGTCGGCGGCACATGTCTGATTGTCGCCGAGGTGCGCAGCCTTCTCCGAATCCAACTGTTTATCTGAATCACTGAGCGCGCCTGAGAGCGCAGTGTTCGCATCCGTTAGTTTTTGATTTTGAGCCGTCAGCGACGGCACTTCGAGCAAGGCGACCACAGACTTCTGTGCGAGCGGGAGCGGAACCTGGAACATCCCCGCCGCATCAATAGCAGGCGCAGGCTCCTGTGCAATCTGTCCCCATTGGATTGCGAGCGCGGGCGGTGTCAGCGTAGGAATCTTGGCGACTTGAGCCGCCGATTGAGATTGAATCGCCTTCGCTGCCGCAATCAGCGCCGCAGCCGTTTGTTCCTGTTGAGCCTCGTTCGCCGCCAGTTGCGCCTGAAGCAAAGCATTTTGCTGTTGAAGCTGAGTGTTCTGTGCGTCACGTTCTTTTGCGATAGCCGCAGACGTAGCCGCCGTCGCGTCGGCTTTATCTGCTTGGCGCGCGTCATAAAGATGAACGCAGCCAAAAATCGCCACGGCGAGGAGAGCAACCAGAACTAGATGGGATTTTGTGAACGAATAAACTTTGACGACATCTGTTTCAATCTTTTGGACTTCGGTGGGGTTAGCCATATCAACTCCTATAGTACTTCAGTTTTCTCCAGATTGTCAAGCACTTTTCTTCCAACCAAAGTCTCCCGTAACTCATCGGTCGGCATTCCATCAAGCAGATAACGAACCATTTCTTCGGCTTGTGTAGCGTCGAACAAGTTAGTCCCTACGGGTTCGTGTTTCATCGGGTACGCCGTATGCTCGTTGAAGTAGGGTTTGAAGCTAATCCCCGCATCAGGACTGAAGTTTTCAGGTAACCGCCATTCAAGGAAGCGGTCCACCATATACTTGATTTGTTCATCGTTCATGTGGCATATCTCCTTTCTTTTCATGTGGGAGTTATCTATATATATAATTCCCTTTTCTTGCGGGCGGGTCTGCCAAATATCGGTCTGCCGCCTGGAGCCACCAACGCTCGTCTACTCGCCCAAGAAGACGATTGCAGCATCCATGCCCAGGTTTTCCGTGCCGACCCGGACACAGAAGACCTCGAATTGATTTTGGCATCGCTAGGCGACGAACTTCCCGTATCGCGGCGATTTTGGTTTTCTCGGTTGCATGAGCTAAAATCTCACAATTGAATATGGCTGACGCGAACCAGCCCCTCACACCGTTGTCCGCATAAACCCGAGTAGCCGCGACTTTGAAATGCTTGTGGTCGATATTTAGTGAGACGTTAAAATCGCTTTGGGGTCTTCCACAGATTCCGCAGCGCCAGTTTTGGGCGTCTCCGATGGCGTTGTAGATGGCTGGGGTGATTCCGTATTTTTTGCACCGCTGGCGAAGGGCTCGTTCTTTTTTATCGCTTGCTGCTGCTTCTGTTTGCGCCACCTGGCACGCTCCTCATATCGCTCACGAGTCATTTCATATGTCCACTTTTCGTAGCGACGAATCAATTCACCCTGCCACAGAATACCGCCAAGCATGAGCGTCTCAACGCCGAAAAAGACAAGCTCTGCGACGTAAAACACCTGTGGAGTCATGGTTTCATCCTACGCGCTCGGAACCTCAGATGTCAAGTCCAAATGTCATGTTTTATCGCAAAAAAAAAACTTGACACTCGGATTCAAAATCCTGTATGATTTCCGCATGAACATACCCGACCTAATCAACAGCGGTTACGAAGCCTTCGGCTCTGTGATGACTTGGCTGAACGTTGCCACCGTCTATAAACACAAACAGGTTCGCGGCATCCATCTCGGCTCGATGATGTTCTTCACAAGCTGGGGATTCTGGAACCTCTATTACTATCCGCACCTTCATCAGTGGGCAAGTTTCGCGGGCGGTCTCTCCATCTTCCTGGCGAACATCGTGTGGCTGTCGCTGGCCGTTTACTATTCACGCAAGGTTACTTCTTAGCCTTGGCTCCGGGCTTGCTCAAACCTTCTAGCGGTGACTTCAGAGTGGGCGACGGTGCCGACCACTGACTGAAATCTCTCCCTGGTTTCTTCAGACCTTCCACAGACTTCTGGAGCGCGGGAACGAGGTCGGGATTCGTCGGCTTCTTTATTCGGTTTTCGTTGAGGGTCCCGCGAATTCTTTCACCAGTCGCTGTAAGGTCACTTTTGTTAAGAGGTCCAGCCGTGCTTTCTTTGGGAGGCTGAGCATCCCTTGTTTGCTGGTGGAGGTCGGCGATGCCGTCGCTCCCTGGTCCGATACCGAATTCGGTTTTGAGTTTGTCAAGATACCCACCTTTACCCGAAACCTCAGGGTCGTTCAAAATGATATCTGCGTAATCCTTGCCTGTTGAATACGTTCCTTCATGAATAATCTTATCAGCCGCCTGCTCTGGTGTCAAGCCATTTTTTATATGGGTTAGGAACGATTGAGTCGTAGTCCAGATTTGTTCCTGGGCTTCACCTGTGGGTAAATTCATCGTATCGCCAACACCTCTTAAAAACACGGTGTCTGCAAGGTACTTCGCTTCCGTAGCGGGAAGAGATTTTTTTCCCATAAACCGACTCATGATGGTGTCTATCACGGCATTGCTCAGGTCTCCACCCGCCGTGGTAGCAAGCATGGACGGAAGTTTTCTTGCTTGAGCGCCTTTGGCTTCAATCGGACTTGTCTCACTCCAGATGTTACCGCTGAAAGGCTTCTCTCCGCGCATTTCGGGACTGTTAACCAATCGCCACAGTTCGGTTGTGTCCAAGTTTTCGTGGGTGACTTTTCCCTTCTTGTTAAGGGTATCCGACATCGCGGCGTTACCCTTCTTTGGGGCTCCGGTCGGGCCTAGTTCTCCTGCATCTGCTGCACCATTGTCGCGAATAATGGCATTGATGCTGGCGCGGTCTATGGGCTCACCAGCCTTTAACCAGTCATACATCGAGCCCCATGCAAGATTGTTTGCATCTTCGACGAGTTTATTTCCTGATAAAGCTGAGTGAAACGCTTTGGAGATATCGCCGTAGCGCACACCATACTGATTGGTTTTTGTCGAGCCCGCGTCGCCGATGCGGTCGTGAATGTCGTTGAACCGCCGCCACCACCCGTTTATATCAGAACTGGCAGCCGCTGAAGTGACGGCTTCCCCCTCCGTAAGCGGTTCCTTGTGAATCTCAGCCATCATGCGTTGCTGAAGTTTGGGGTCGTCTGCAAGATACTTACGCGCGTCAGGAGTCAACTTATCATACACTCGTTGCGGCACGTTCTCAAATTTCGGGATGTCCGACTGAGGTTTCCCGCGCATATCGTTCATGCGTTCTTCCACGGGGTAGTTCGGGAACTTGTCTTGTGCGTTTGCGCCGCCAGTCTTAACTTCGGCTGCGTTTTTGTTATCCCAGATTGATTCCTGGTCTAGTTTCTTTGCTATTCGAGTCGCGGTCGCTTGGTCCTTGACGTTTGCGCTCACGTTCAGTTCGTTCTGATACCCGCCGACGTGCAACTCGGGATTCGCGTCGAACAGCGCCTTGTTGTCTGCATGAAACTTCTGAATATCTGCTGCCGTGGCGGGGTGGTCGAGTTTCACGCCGAAGTCATTGCCAAGCGATACCTGGAAGCCTGTCTTCGGAGCTTCACCCGTATTCGGGTTGATAGTGAAGCCGCCTTGCTTGGCTCCCATATCCGCAGCCTTCTCACTCCAGCCCGCCGCTGTTTTATCGGGGTGCGCTTGGATGTCCCGCAGCATAGGCTCGATGTTGTTCGCGTTTCCATGCTCAACTACTTTCGATAGTTGGTCTTTTGTTTCAGGTGTGACATCGGCACGTTCTATCACAATTCTTCCGTCTCGTCCCACAGCCTTTCGTGCGTCAGCCTTGAGTGCATCTATTTGCTCGGGAGTAACTCCATGCGCGGGAACAGAAGCATGAAACTCACCCATAGAAGTTCGAGTGCGAACCGCACCCGTATCATTCAAGAACCGAACACGACTATCCGCATTTGGATTCTCGTTCCCGCTCATGTTCTCACCCAAAGATTTCAAATCCTCTTCAGGACGCTCCCCTGTGGTTGACTCGATAATCTCAGGATGGGTTTTTCCCGATAGGTTCAAAAACTTTCCATCAGGCGTGATGAATTTAGCGGATGCTCCCGAGGGTGAATCCGAAGTTCCAATTTTATCTACAACTTTTTGTAGGTCGGGATGATATTTGCCTGCGGCTTCTGCGGCGGGAGCGTTTGCGCCAAATTCAAAAGATTCATCACCCTCTTCAGGTTTTGATTTCAACGCCCGATTTAACTTGGTAGTTTCTTGTCCAGATTGGCTCGCGTTGCCGCTTTTTCCGCTGGCGACATTTTGTCTATTGACTTCAGGAGTTGTTTCCCGAAGTTTTCCAGCGTTGTTCCTTTTGATTTTTTCATTTGCAACCTCCTCGCCAAAACCAAAGGTGGGTTCTTCTTCTTCTTCGGGTTCAGAACTTATTTTTGGGGATTCTGCCCGAACTGTTTTTCCATTGACGCCCTGACCTTCGCCTTCTCCTCGGGAGACAGGCTCTGCGCCCACTCGATTAGCTGCTTCATCATGTCCTGTGGGGACGTTTTCAGTTTGAATTCGGTTTTCATTTCTCGCCTCTCGTACAGTCTTGCCGCCGATTTCGCTGAAATCAATAGCCTTTGGTGCGACCTGCGGTTTCGTCAAATCCCACTTGTATGCGGGCGAGCCAGCCTTCGTTGATTCAATTTGTTCGATAGGATGACCCTTCTCGGCGAGTTTATCCCAAACCCGCGCGGCGTCCATCGTGGTAGAACCCTTCAAATCAGAAGTCATTGCAGGAATGCCCTGTTGTCGAAGTTCATCAGCGGCACGTAAATAGAGTTTTTGCCCATAGCCTTTGCCGCGATATTCAGGTTCAAGGTTTGCAGCCGTCACAGATGCGGATGCGGGACGTTCTTCTTGAGGTATAGTGTATCGCACTCGTCCGACTTCTTTACCGTTATCTTTCAGCGTGACGAGACCGCCTTGTCGCCCTATAGGCTCGTGTTCAATCGTAGGCTCAGTCGCTGCGGGTTCGGCCTCCATTTCTGTCCGCTCCGCTTTTTCATCTTCCGAAAGATTTTCAATATCAGGATGACGATAATCTACTACCCACGCAGGAGCGTATTGCTTTCCCTGTTCATCCCACATAATCGCTCGGTGGTTACCATCTAAAATTTCTAGTTGTCCATCGGGGGCAACTTGAACTTTTATTGGTGCCCCCGTACGAGGTCGAAGATAATCTTCTCGGTCAAAATCTTCTTCCACCGAACCTGTCGGGAGGTCCTCCATTGGAATATAGGATTGGTATATAGAAGCTGTTTTATTTCCGCTTGCATAATCTTTCCGAACAGTTTCAGCCGTTACCTTTTTTTCGCTATCCTGTAAATCTCTGGCGGAGAAATCCACATCTTGGTATTTTGCTTGGTAGGGAAGGTCGTCATGATGAACCCCAACAGGTTCAGGTATCGCCGCTTTTGCAGGCTCGGCTTTGCCTTTCACGTTGAGTTTGACTCGGCCAGCCTCTGTGCTTCCCTCGGGAGCGGTCGCGCGTGCCATATTTCCAACTTCTTCACCCGCAGCACCGCCGAACGTTTGTGCCGTCTCACCCAATCCAGACACCGCGCCTTCGGATGCACCCTTCAATCCTTTCATCGCGGGTTCCGCAAGCGCCAGGGCTCCTGCGACTCCCGCTGTAGTCTGTGCAGTCTCCAACGCCGCAGTCGGCGACTTGCTGGCGGCTCGAACCCCTTCGACGACGGGCGCAACAGCCATTGGACCGACACCAGGAAGAGCTTCGCCGACCGTTGCCACCTGTCCAATTCCAGGTCCCTGTTTTAGAGCGGCGGCTGCGGCGGTGTTTAGCGGGTCAGTCACATATTTTTTTCCGAGATACTTCAGCCGCTCGCCTTCTGTTTTCCCTGGCGGTAGAACAATATCGCCCAGCATCTTGAGCCCGCCTGTGACGGTGCTCTCGAATCCTTGACCGATTCGTTTCGCGGCTTCGTCAGGATTCGTGGCTTCGCGTATTTCATCAACTTTGTTGGGGGATTGTGCAGGTGCAGGAATAGGTTGGCGAACTTGCGCGGGCGCGCCTTCGGTAGACGACGCTTGAGGCACAGTGGTATCCAACCGAAAGGTGCCGCCAAGGTCTTTGAATTTGTCCTGTTTTTGGTCGTCGCCCATAACGGCCTCTTAAGGATTCAAGATATGAAGATTGGGGTCAATATTTTTAGCGTCTTGGATTCGTTCTTGCGGGATATCATGCACCCCGCCATCACTGCTTAATATGCGGTACGAGCCCTCCGCGATTGGAGGCAGGTGTGGCTGTCCATCGGCTCTAGGAGCCTGTATAAGCCGTGGTTTCTCTTCTTTGGCTGTCTTACCCTTCCCAGCCGATTCTGCCTTGCCAGCGGGCGCGCCCGCCTCACCAGCAGCCTTTTCTGCGGGTTTAACGGCGGCGTCTATGAAAGCCTTAGCGACTGTGGGGAACTTCTCAGCCACCGCTAGGGTATCGGGGTCGATTTGCTTCAAGCGGTTCAGTGCCTCAGTGACCTTATCCACAGGAGACGCCACAGGAGCCGTTGCCTGCTTCGCCGCCCACAGTTTGTGTTTTGTGTCGGACGGAATCCCGAGGGGTTGCAGTTTCTGGGCTAACTCGTTGGGGCTCTTGGAGTTATGAAATGCGTCCCATAGAGATGCGCGGTCTTCATCTGTAATAGACGTGTCTCCGCGCAGAATCCCTTCGGCGGGGTCTTGGTAAGGTCCTGTCGCATTTTGAGACGAGTCAGTCGGTAGTGCGGGTGTTGATGCCATTTTAACTGTCTCCGTACAGCCCGAGCTTGGTGTTTTGCGGGTTGTGTACCCATTCACCCGAGCCCAAGCCGTTTTTGAAATCGAAATCCGTTTCGCCCAGCGCAACTTCAAACTCGAACTCACCCTTCTCGTTCAAGTATATCGCAATGACGCCACCTGGGTCAACCACATCGCCAGGATAATCAATACCCATGCGAGCTTTGATGGATGAGTTGTGCAGCAAAAGCACAGTTGGTAAAGCTTCATACGGCGAAGCTAAATACTGGTCAATTACTTGCACGCGCTGTTCAAGTTGATTGTGGCTCTCGCCTTCGGGAATCGGCAAATCTGGGCTCTTCATGTACTTCCGAAACTCTTCTTTACGTTCAGGAGTTTTTTCTTTCCCAGTAAACCATCCGATAGCCCACGACCGCAAATTCGGGTCAAAGTGAATGTAGGGGCAGGCGACACAGCAATTTGCCATGAGAATTTCGGCACTCTGCACGGCGCGCGGTAGGTCTGAAGAGACGATACGACCGATGTTATGGAAAGAAAGCCATTGTGCCGTCTTTTCCATCGACGCACGACCTTCTTCGCTCAAAACAAACGAGCCCCAACCATCCCATTTATCCTTGATTCGCAACTCTCCGTGTCTCACTAAATATCCGACCAGTTGACGCTCGGGATTCACGTTAATCATTGCTCTGTCCCCTGTGACAAACACATCGGCAGTCTAGGCGAATCTTATCCCGCTTGCAGCCACAGGCACGACATGCCATGATGCCCTTGCTGCTCACTGCGACGTTTGTACTGCTTTTCGCCGCTGGGTTATTTGGAAACTGGTACTCGCTCATTTGCTACTCTTCCATCCACAGTTTTTGCATGTGAATGGCTCCGCTCTGTCTTTCGAGTCACGCACCACAACTTCTTTGCATCTCGGGCAAGTCATAGTGTCTGACATACGCCCTCAATTGGATGCCGCCGCTAACGTGTTCGGAGTCTCCGCGCCGCCAGTACACAACGACACTTCGCAGACTTGTTCAGCATCCAAAATGGAGCCGAGTCGGGATTCCATGCCCGTCTAGCCTATCGGCGAAGGCGATTCGCACTTCCTGCGAATGCGCTAGTATACCACAATAGTGGTCTGCGCGGCAACCTGGTCTTCTACCTTAAATGACTCGGTCGCCGAGCCCGACATTCGCCCGCTCGGTTTGCAGCGTGGTTGCATCGGCGCTGTTCGCAGCAGACTTCGTAGTAGCAAGCGATACGGCGGATGCACTTTTGCTGCCAAGCGAGCCGTCACCCGGAGAAATCGCAAACGGATAACCCGGCGTGATAAGTGCCTGTGATGGTGTTGGAACTATCGGTGTCAGTATTGCCATGTTCATTCTCCCTAAAGAAAAAGGCTCGGAAAGCGGTCGCCCGCCCCGAGCCTTATCTGGGCTTCCGCCCGATTGTGTTTTGAAGCGACTACCTAATTACTCCCAAGACAGTGAAAATTCTTGAGGGGTAATGGTGCCGGTCGTTTCGGTGCCGCTCACAGCAGAGACCAGGAAGTTCAAGTCCTGTTCGCCCGCCAGAGCAACGCCTTCGTTTGCAGTCCCGTTTCCAGTGATGACCGTTTTCGCACCAGTGGGGGAGGTAACACCATAGTTGGAATAGAACCAACCAGAGAGTGTGAATTTCGGGTCCAACTGAACGTAAGCGTCCAGTGAATATGAGCCCGAGGTTGCACCAGCCGAGCCAGCAGTGCCGACTACGCCAGTTGCAATCTTAGTTGCACCCGCCGTAACGAGCGCCGACGCCGTCAGAGCCCCCGAAGTCAGTGTCAGTGGCAGAGACGACGCCGGAACCACGTACAGGTTGAATCCAATCGTTCCCGTCGCAGTCAAAGCAGAGACCACGGCGGTGAAGTGGATGTGCAGAACCTGTCCAGTGCCCGCATACAACCCAGTCACGCCAGCAGACAGTGGGATAGCCCCGCCGCCAGTCAACGTCAAAGCGTTGTTGTTCAGCAAAATCACATTTTCAGTCGCGGCAACCGAGACGAGCATCGGAGCAATAGTCAGTTGCTGAGACCCGCCAATTTGTCGCTTAATCGTAGAAGCATTCGGCATTGTAAATCTCCACAGAGAAAGTACGGACGGTTTCCCGTCCTACCGAACACATCAACCCTTCGGTGAGGGTTTGTACCTTCTCAGGTACGAAATCGCAGATTCCAAAATCGCGGGGTCATCGGATGTTTGTCCGAGAGCGTGATTGCACTTTTCGCAAATCAAACCTCGAACGCATTTCCCGCAACTTCTGGGACCAGGACAACACTTATGGTCGTGGTCTACGGCAAGAGATTTAATCTCTCTTTTGGGTGTCTTGCGAACTTCGGGATTTCTGCATATTGCACAGACTCCGTTTTGTTTCGCTAACTCCGTCTCAAACCACTCAATGGATTTGTGGTAGTTGAGCCGAAGCCACCCATCTTTTTGGGAGCGTTTATACGTGTCGGTCGCCCGATACGCCTTTACCGCATCCCATTTCTTTTTCTGCCTGGCGTAGCTTCTTTTGGAAGCACACGGCTTGCAGTCGAGACTGTATGTTCGTACATCCCCTATCCGAATCCGATGCCGAACAGTACTTGAAAACTCGTCTAAAGACTTGACTTGGCCGCAAGTTCTGCAACTTTTGGTTTCCATTTTTCTTCTCCTGAGTGATTTTCTCACTTTTGGAGAAGATGTCAAGTACTATTTGTGTTACGTTGGTATTCGTCTGTAACTTACTGATTATACAGCCGATACCTCACCCCTGACTCTTCGAAATCCAGGAGTGCCGTTTGTATTTGGCCGGGCAACGACGCCAAGGAACCAGTCGTACGACACAATCGCACGAGTCTGGAGCATCGGGTTCGACAGGTCAATGTCGTTGTCGCCGAAGGTCTTGACGTTCACCTTGAAGCTGGGCGAGCGGGGAACCCGCGTGCCGAGCAACTCGGAAGCCATCATTGCTTCACGACCAACCACGTATGACGCATAGCCCGTCTTACCAGCGGAAGGATAGTTCGCATACGTCGGCACGGTCTGCGTGCGGATGATGCGGACTCCCGCCCACTCCAGCACAGTGTAGCCGCGCGTCATGTCTGTTTTCAGAACCTGAGCGCCAGCTTCACTCCGCTTGAGGGTATCGACAGCGGAACCCGCACTGTTGTCCGACATGAAGTCGTACACAGTGTACGGGTGCATCGCCGACGTGTACAGCCCGCCGTCACGACCCGGAACCGCGTTGCCCATCAACTGGGATTCGCACTTGCGGATGGTGTTGGACAGTATGTACTCGTTGTCGAGCAAATCAATTGCAGCCGAAGACTGTGCAACGACTGCGGCCTCGAAGCCGTTAATCGCAATCAGGTTGCTGGTGAGAGCACCCCGATACGATAGGTTGCGGCTCGCGTCCAGCGTGATGTCCGAAAGGAACATTTGCTGGGCAACGTTCGAGATACCAATCCAGTCGCCATATTCGTCGGCGAACGAGTCGCTGAAGACTTGGTTCAACTGGAGAGAGGGACCTGGGATTCCTTCAGACAGGTCATAAGTCGCAGCAGCGTACGGCGTTTGGCCGTAGAACTGTAGCGTTCGACCTGACCGGCGCGGCAAAGGCCGGAAATCGCAGAGTTCCTCAAGAAAAGGCGTGTTGAACTGCCACTCCAAAATTGCAGTGCGGTCGTACGCAATTTGCGGAAATGCAGCCAGTGTGGTACTTTGTACTCCAGGCGGAAGGATAATGGGAGTTCTCCTCTTGAGCCGTAATCAGCTCTAACCCTTATCGAAGGGTTACACTTATGATGGGGTTATTCAGAAACTTCAATTTTGGGTGGGTTTGAAGCGGCGGATGTACTTAATTGCAGCAAACAAAATCGTTTCATCTTCACGAGCGAATCCAAGAAGCGAGTTGCAAAATCTGTGAATCAGTCCACGAACTTCGTCCGTTTCGTGATTATGGTCCACCATCAATTTCTCACCATCTGGAGGTTTTCCACACAAAGCACATAAACCGTGCTGCGCTGCAAGCATTTCATCGTACCGCTCTGGAGTTATTCCATACGCTCTGCGAAGATGACGCTTGCGATTAAACGTGGAGTTTCCTGTTTGATATCTGCTAGTGCGTGCACGAGTACAGGATTTACACTCTCCCCGCTGTATTCCATAAAACTCAGCAGAGTTAGTCTCGCCACACTTCCGGCACAAGTACGGTTTGTGGATGCCTTTCTTCATGCACCCATTATACCACAATTACTTACCGCTTTCGGAAAGCATCCATGAATGCGGAGTTCGGGTCTTTTCCGCCAGCAATCTGCGCTTGGTTCCACGCAGCCAGAATCTCGTCGGGTCGCACATCCTTCAAAGACTGTGCTACAGCAGCGTCGGAACGAACTCGGGCTTCCGTCGAACCGGCACCGTCGCCCCCGCCAAAGACGCCAGAACTAGCGTTGAACATCGAAGACGAAGTCCGAGGATGCTTGGCTGCTTCTATCGCAGCCGCATCCGCCGCAGCTTTATCTGCAAGAGCTTTTAGCACCAGCGAATCAACCAACGCCTGAAGTTGTTCAGGAGTTTTCGTCGCTGCTATAATTTCAGGAGTCAAACCCGCAACCTTTGCAGCCGCATCTGCAGCAACCTTCGCAGCCGCATCCGCCGCAAATTTGTCGTCCGCAGGGGAAGTCATGGCATCATTCGCATAAACCATATCGTGCGACTTCATGTAATCGTACGCTTGTACAAGGGCTCCGACTTTGTCGTCGGCGTCTTCAAGTCTCAAGGCCATAAGCACTGTCTGAAGTTGGTCTTGATTTTTCTTGCCACCCGGCCAACGCGCTCCAGGACCAGACAAAAACGTTTCAGTCGCTTGAGTCCACGATTGCTGGAGTTCAGTAGCCTGAGACTGTGCAACCGCATTCTTCAGCGTTTCGATGGAGATACCTTGCGCGTCGAGATATTCGGCAACCGCTCCCGATTCCTTCAGGTAATCAGTAACTGAAATCTCGCCACGCTGCATTTTCGTTTGGAGGGCGGTTTGTCGGGCAACTTCCAAATCAGCCGCAGCTTGACGGTCAGCAGCCTCTTTCGCTGCATCAGGCTGTGACGTTTGCGGTGCCGCCCCACCAAGCGCATTGGAGACTCGATAAGCGTTGAGAACTAACTCGTTCAGCTTTTCCTCGGTAGGAGCCTCGAAGTCGAAGGGCTTACCGCCAATCACTTCGGTGCGTGTGAAACCCTTTTGACTTGCAGCCGCAGCCGCCGCAGCAGCCACAGCGTCAGCAGCAATCTTATCCGCAGCGACCTTATCGGTTGCGGCTTTCGCAGCCGCAGCAGCCGTCGCAACTTCAGCTTCATCCGCTGCAGTCTGTCGGGCGATTTCGGCTTGAATAGTTTCCTTAATCGCATCCGCAGAACCTGCGGCTCGGACTGCCTGCTCAAACTCGGGTGTCATTTTCAAATTAGCCATTTTAGTGCTCCTATCTATACTGGGGTTATTCAGAAATTGGCGTATCAAGTTGTCACGAGAGTTGGTTTTTCAAGACATAGGGGCATTAGAATGAACCCGGAGCACGAGTTTCGTGGCCTGTATCCCACTCGGCAGACTCTTGTAGTATCCGTTGGCGGACGAAGTCGCCATGCTCTATAGCTTCCTGTGCAGTCTTCGGCTGAA